CCTATAGATATATCACTTTTTTCGACTTTATTACATAACTTTGAATAAAAGTCGCGACTATCTTATATTACTTGTTCATAACATATTCTTTAGCACACGCTTCAGCTTTTGCTAAGTCTTTAAAATTACCAACATGAATAGATTTGTTATTTACTGTAAAGCTAACTTTATAATAATCTCTGTCTTTTGATACGCCATAAATGCCAGTATTGCTTGGTTTATTTGGCTTGTTTAAAGCATTTTCTCTGTTAGTAACTAATCTTAAATTTTCAATTGTATTGTCATACTTATTTCTATTAATGTGGTCAATGTGCTTATCTGATGGTATTTCACCATTTAACAAAGACCATATTAGTCTATGAGCGTAGTATCGAATATTGTTTACTTGAATAACAATGTAACCTTCTTTTCTTATAGTGCCAGCTTTTTTGCCAGTTGCTTTCCAATATAGGTTGCCATTGTCGTAATTGAATAATTTAGATAGATTTTCTAAATCAATAGGTTTTCTAGCGACTTTCATATAATACCTTTCAGTTTAAGGTCAGTAAGATTTTAGATGCTACCAGTCGGTTACTGAAGCCGAACATGACCGCTAAGTCATTCTGGTAGCTTTACTACTATAACACAAGTATTAACGATTCATAACATAGAGGGTAACTTCAAAGCCAAAACGCATTTCAGTAGCTGCTGGTGTTGTCCACATGGTGATTTCCTTTGTCTGTAATAATTCAAGAATTATTCAACACAAACTTTTTTGCATTGAACAAATACATAGTAACAGAATCAAGGTTTTTACACATCGGCAGAACTATTAATGCAAGCTAGTGAAAATACCTATTTCAATGTTGGAGCTATTTTGTAATCCATGAGCAATTTGGCACGATCCATAATTTGCTGTAAGTCTTTAGCATCAGAACCAATGTAGCGGCCATACTTGTTATTTGTTGCGTCCATATTAGCTTCAGCTTCAGGCTGCCCAGGCTCAATAAACTCATGCACTGCACCTAACACAGTAGGCACTGCGTTGCCGTATTTTTTAGCAGCCATGCCAGACCAAACTAAATGCCTAAAAGCGTCAGCAGCACCGTTATGCTCTGTGTCCTTGCCGTAGCGTTTAATTGCCTCTTGCTCTGCTAGAGATTTAGCATCAATCCAGCCTGGCACAGGTTGACCTGCAAAGTTGGTTTCGCTTAACAATGCTTTAGCTAGTTTTTTACGGTCTGCCATTATCGTCTTTCCAATTCAAGTATATATTTTCCCAACTTTGCTGTGTCCTCTTTACTCAAACACATACCGCCATCAATCTTTTGAGGGTTGAGGGTCGGTTTGAGGGGATACGGCTTTGGCATGATAGTCGTGCAAGCTATCAAAGTGCTGCTCAAACCAATCAGCAGGAGCTGCCTCAATTTGCTCACTCTCTTGTTGCACATCTTTCTGCTCCTTTTTAGCTGCCCACTCTTGGTATAGAGCAAGCAGCCTATCTATGATTGCTAATAGGTATTTCATTTGTCTGCTGTAAACACGCCTAGAGCGCCTATAACGCTTAAACCGAGTGCGACAATAGCTTCACCTTGCTCTGGTGATAAAGTCAAGCCTACGGCTGTTAAAAGGGCTACTAGACCCCTCCATGTAGATGATTCTTTACCACGAGCTAATAAAAATGCTTTCATAACTACTCCTTAAAAGGTTTGTAAGATGGTTTGCCGTTGATAAAAGTTGCTGTTAAGAATTGCTGACGCATTTTAGGGTCAAACGATACATGTGTCCAAGTTCCCTCTTCAATTACTTGGTCAAATTTAATGCCTGACTTAAATAATGCTTTCACGACATCAATGGGCTTGCCAAACGATTCACAAGTAAAGTCAGCAGCTAGACCGTCCATGTGAGCAGAGTTGACTGAACCGCCTATCTTGCGGTTAAGCTCCATGCAACGAAAAGCAGAGCTAATCCGTAATGGATGGCCTAAGAATGTGCGTATTTTCTCAAGGTTGTCAGCTAGTGTTTTAAGGTTGTTTCTAACTGCTTGGGATGGGTTGTTGTTGATACCGTTGCGAACTGCTGTTTGTGAGAAGGTTAGCTCCTCAAGCGTAAAATGCTCGCTCAACTTCATTTAAGGTTTTCCAACTTGTAGATTAGGCTTAAGAACTCACCTACTACCTCGTCTACAATGTTCTGTAACGCAGAATCATCTTTAGGTATGCACTTGTAACGGTTTTTTTCTATGTAGGCTAATTTGTCAGCTATGCAGTATAGAGGCTCTTTATACTTCTCTTCTTCAGTCAGTATGGGTATCTCTTTAATGATCCCATGACGGCCTTGGTAAGCTTCTGTTAGCTTGTCAGCTAGGCCAGCTATGTCCTCATAGAAGTGGCCTAATGCTTTGTGTTGAGAATAACTTTTAGTGCGTAAATGTTCTCTGTGCGCTACATCACGAGCTAAAAACAATGTTGCTATAAATTCACCAATCATATTTCATCCTCAATATCAATAATTCCAATTAAATCTTCATCGTATACATTACACTCATGGCAGACATGAAAGTCTATGTCAGCATCGTCTATCTCGTATGGCTCTCCGCAACACTCGCAGAGTTTGATTTGTTTCATAGCCGTAACTTCCCTCGTAGTTTGTATAGACGGGCAATTTTACGAGCTGTCCTATCTACACGCCTGACAATACGACCTCTACCTCTTATAAGTAGCTTGCCGTTTAATGAGCGTATTTGGTGTAGTATCATAAAAAAAGCACCCGTAGGTGCTAGCCGTATTTATTCATTAAATATTTGAGGGTTAATGGAAGTTCATCAAACCTCCCATCCTCTACATCATAGAGCATATAGCAACCTCTAAAATGATTGTTGCCTTGAGCGCCTAGGTAGTCTTCGTTATGCAAATAACACGATCCACAAATAATTGCACTCATTTCTGTGCCATCAGCTCTCATGCCATAAGCTACTTGCCGTCCTTGCATATGCCCAGCAAAACAGCTCATATGCTTTTTGGTCAATATAGCAGCAGCAGAACAGATAGGTCTGCCCATAGCGCCCGATGTAAAGTAGTGAGCGTAGGCTATACCGTCAATGACTATAACCTGTAAAAATGGGATAACCTCCCAATCTTGGTAAGGCAAGTCATCAATGGATATTAAGCCATCTAGCTTCCTATCCTCGTTAATAGCACGATTGATACGGTCTTCATGGTTACCAAGCGTTAAAACCATCCTAGGCTTGTATTGCTTATGCTTAAAACTTTTAGCTTGTTTGTTGTAGTCATATATAGGCTGTAGAAGGGCATCCATAGCCTCTCTAGCAGCCCAAATATCTTTTTGATAGCTACGACCTTCAAATGATTTTTTACCCACATCATAAGAAGAAAGGGACTGCATATCAGCGAAGTCGCCTATACATATAATTACATCAGGCTTTTTGTCTACAAGGTATTTACCTATGCAGGTTAGAAATGTAAAATCATTGCCAGGTTTAGCCTGGACATCAGGCAACACGAAGTGTGTCTTAGTGGGTTTTGTCAGGAAGCTCATAATATAGTTGTAAGTCCTCGTCAGAGAAAAGCACTACGCAAGTGCCATCCTCTGTATACATTACAAACTCATCGTTGTCAATACCTACTTCTTCAATTCTTTGACCAACTAACTTGTCAAATAATGCCTCTAATTTTTGCTGTTGATTCATTTGTCAGCTTTGTGATCTAGCTTCTCAAATATACGGTTAAGCACAGCCTCTAAACGGTCTAACCTAGCCTCTAAGTCTTCTTTACGGACATAAGATGTAGGCAAGTCAACTTCAATGGCTTTTACATCACGCTTAAGGTCTTGGACGGCATCCCAGAGTTGTCTAGCAAACCAGCCCAGAACTGAAAGAACAGTACCAATTACTATGTTAATTAAGCTCTGGGATTCCATATTACACCTTTACCCAGTTTTCAGTTGGGACAGTAGGCCATGTTATATTGCCAGCCACAGGGTAAACAGCATATTGACGAACATCATTACGGTATTGGTCAAAAGCTAGTTTGTTAGATAAATAAGGGTTGCTAAGTGAAGGGTCGCTAACACTAGGAATTTGTGTCCAATCTGTAGCTTGCAATAAAGTTACAGCAATTGCCTTGTTAGCTTCTTCTTGGGCTGCAATTTGTTGTGGAGTTACATAATCATCAGGCACCTCTGACAATACCACTTCGCCTGTTACGGTTGTGTAGTATATGGTTTCATCGCATAAATAACCGCCATCAATAGCTTCTACTGAAATAAATGGGCCAAAAACATCATTAGTTTCATTTGTTAAAATTGTTTTCATAATTGCACCTTAAGTTGTTGGTTTAATAAGTACAGAGTAAATAGAATTATTGGTATTGTATGGAGCATTGCCACTAGATATGCAAGGTCTTGTAGCTATCATTGTAGAAGAATCTAAAACAGTCCATCTCGCTGCTGAAACAGGGTCAATGTTACCCGTAAGCATATACCCCGCCAATCCATTTGATTGATTAATTCCTGTAGGAGTATAAAAAGCTTTAGGCATAGGCATATTAAGACCTATTAGCCACCCATAACCACTAATGTATTTTGTTTCTACCACCCTATATGATGTAGCGCCTGTTGAATATGTACCAGTAGTACCCACTATTCCAGTTGTTGAATTTAACCACTCAGGGGCGTAAGTAATTCCATTTGCACTAACACTGCTAGCTAAGTAATAATATGAGGTCATAGCTTGAGGAAGTGGAGCAGAAGCGGTAGGAGAGCTTACTGTTGTTCCTGATACTGTTACAGTTTTTTGCCAATAATAGTTTCCGATATAACTTACACTATATTCTGTACCAGTCATAAATTTAACATAAGCTTGTCCAATATTACCATTCATTGATTGATAATTAATATCAGAACCTAAGGATACTGCCGTACCCAAAGTAGGAGCGGCTGTTCCTGAAAATGTAACTACACGAGCATCTACACTTGTTGATCCGTTAGTATGTATAGCGAGTGCTGTAGTAGCAGATGCAATGCCAATCCCAGCCATGTTTGTTGAGCCAAAGTTTGTTAATGTTGTAGCTGTACCTACTGTTGGAGCAGATGCACCGTTATATTGTATTGCTCTAACTGAATTAATATTACCAGCGTTTGCCACAAAAATACTTGCTGCTAGTGTGCTACTTAATGTTTGACCGCCAGTTGGTATAATTACTGCAAGCATACTAGTTACAGATACTGAAGTACCTACAGTTATCGTTGACCCAGATATAGAAATAGGATATAAAACAGCAGCGCCGGCTGAAGAAGTTACAATAACAATGCCAGTAGTTGATGAGTATTTAAGCGTCCCTTGATAACCATTAAGAACTCCTGAAATTAATACGGGAGTTCCGTATGATATAGAAGTTCCTGATAATGTAGCAAATACGCCATACAAAACACCAGCAGCAGCATAAGTTATAAGATATGTGGTTGCAGAAAAAGCCGTTACGCCAGCAATAACAGGCGCAGCGTTACTAGCTACTACTATAGCATTAGGAATTGAAAACGCAGAGTAGTCATACATCTTGTATGCCATGTAACCTAAGTCTGATTGAACCCACTTACCATCAGATGTTGTGTTATCAGCTAAAGACAATGTTACAGAGCCGCCAGGAGCTACTTGGTTGATGTAACCACCAGCACTTAACTGAATGTAGAAGTGGTATGCGCCTGTGTTATTGATTGTAAATAAGTCAGAACCTAGCTTAGTTATGGTCGTAGCTGCAGGTAAGATAACAGCCTTATCAGCGGCAGTCATAGTTACATTCTGTGTTTTATTAGATGAACTTGTTAAAGTGATACTTACAGCAGAAGTAGTGTTTGTCACTCCACTAGCAGCACCTACTGCCGCTGTTGTCTGCGTTGTTGCATCTGGAAAGGTAATCCCAGTTGATACTAATGATGTTGCCATTTGTTACTCCTTAAACTGTTCCGTTAGACACTATATCGCCTATCACTGTAAATACACCTGTTGATGTTAAAGACCCTACATTTGTACCATTATAGTTAAAATACAGCGTCGTGCCACTAGGGGTTATGTTCCATCCACCTGTATTTGCAATAGCACCAGCAGTTCCTGCCGTTGTAGCATAAGTTACGGTGCCAGCAGCAGAGCTAACTAATTGAAATTGTGTGCCATCGTAAAACACCTCTACAGCAGCGCCAGAAGCTATATCACCAGAAGCCAATGCCGTAGCACCATTCTTAGTAATTGCTTTAGCGCCAATGCTGTTTATATTGATTGTACACGCACCTGAGTTAGCGGCAGCCGCAATAAATGTAAATTTCTGACCCGTAGCATAGGCAGTCATACCTACAGCGCCCACTGCTGTTATTGTGTTCGTTCCAGCTACACTTGTGAGATAGGTTATAACACCATCTTGCAATTGACCTGCTGAAGGGTACATCGTTCTTACGGTAGCGTTACCCACATTGGTGTGAGCAAAGGTACCCATAGGAAGGTTAGCAGTTGGAGTTGTTTGACCGTCAGAAGCTACTGATCCTGTAAGAGCTGTGGCCATATCAGATAGGGTATTGTTAGCCCATGTTGACGATATAGTTGTCCCTGTGGTGACTGGATTACCCGATGGCAGATTGTATGTGCCTGAACCGTTGCGTGCCATTTATTGCTCCTCTTGATTTGATAGCAGTCTTGCTAATGTTGCTGCTGTTTGATTTAACGGCAGTTCACCCATTGCTGCTTTAGCGTATGGTGCTGCTTTACCTGCAACCCTAGCAGTAGCTCCTGCTGTTTGTGCTGCCTTACCAATAACCCTTGGAGATTGCAATGCCATCAATGGTAAGAATTTTAATGAAACCAAACCTTGTAA